ATGGCAGACGAATGGATGAGCCTAGACAGCGCACCAGAGGACGAGAGCGTCATCATTGCCACGGAAGGCGGCTGGGTGGGCGAGGCGACGTTCCTATGGGGCGAAGCGCTCTTTGGCGACTATCTGGTGCAGAACTGGAGTTGGGCTGGAGGCTTCGCGGTTAAGCATGAGGTTCTAGCATGGATGCCTCTGCCCTCATTTAGTGACGCTCGATTGTGGAAAGAAGCCCATCCCAAGCAGCCGATCAAGCCAATCCCAGCCTAACACCTGTTCACATGGAAAGAACGAAATGCCCGCAGAGACAAACTTGACGATCCGCGAATGGCAGGAACTGGCGAAGGGCCGTGACGTGCTGACGTTCGCGCGTCCGTTCATCGTGTGCGAAAAATGTGGCAACAAACGATGCCCGCATGCGACAGACCGCGCTTTGGAATGCACCGGGAGCAACGCCCCAGGGCAACCCGGCAGCGATTACGAGTGACGCAGCCTAGCCTGTTATAAGAGAGGGATTGAAGATGGGAAAGCAGCCTGAAGATTTAGAACTGGCAGACCTGTCGGCAAAGGTGAACGCCATGGCTGAATGGCTGGACAAGGCTTTCAGCGCCGATTGCTCCGAGGCGGATTATACCGATGGCTGCGCGTCGTGTGATGCCGGGATGGCTATCAAGCACCTTCGGAAGATTGAGAAGGCTTTAGCGCCTTTTGTCTCCCCACAGCAGAAGGATTGAATATGAGTACGTGTCCGAAGTGCGGTGCGCCAGCAAAGCACATGCCGCTTGATGGCGATTTCAGATACGATCCTCCTAGTCGAGCCCGTGAGGCCGCATTAGCCGCCCAGCTAGAAGCCAAGGATAGGCTTATTGCTGAACTGCTGGAGGCGTTGAAGCCATTTGGGAATGCGGCTTTGGTGGTTGAGGAAGATACTTTCCCGGACGCTTTCCCTGTGCATGCTGCGCGAGGGCCGGACGGGAAACACCGTTATGAGTTGCAGGTGAGACACTTTAGCCGCGTCCTTTCTGCCCTCTCAAAAGCCAAGGAGCAATAGCATGGACCTGCTCAGACAATGGCTCAAAATGCCGCCAACCAAAACAGAGTGGGTTGTTGGTTTGAGTTTGTGGACGCTAGGCTTATCCGCGATTATCTTGATCTGGTAGCCATGAACCCCACCCCCGAACAGATAGCCACTCGCCTCCTAGGCAAGTCTGGAGAATACACCTTGTTCAAGACAGAACAGGTACGAGCTTTGATTATCAGGGCTGTTGAGGAAGAACGGGCGCGGGAGGCGAAGTGACCGACGCCTATACCCTCGCCCACGTCAGGGCCGATAAGATCGACTATGTTACTTGCCGCCAAACCCTTCGGTCCACGATGGCTTTAGTACCATGCCAACTAAGCCCAAATTGCCGCGCCAATCTGTTCACCCGCACACCTTGAGAATGCAGGCGACGAAGCTCCCTAACCTTTTCGGGATTTAGCTTGGAGGTGCCGACCTTTTCGCCAAATGGCAAAACCCCATGCGCTAGTGCGTCTTCTCGATTCTCTTTGGCTGTAGCCCACCTGAGGTGGTCAGGATTGATGCATCCCAAATGGCCGTTGCCACATGAATGTGCGCAATGGAGTTTGGGATCAGGCGGCTCACCATGAACCTTGATGCATATTTGGCGATGAACGTAGTAAGTGCCTTCCCCTCCCTTATAGGTAGGGTAACCACGAGGATTTCGTGAGTACGGCCAGATGATGCAGGCATCAACTCCCCGCATCGCTGCAAACCGCTCCAGTTCCTTCGCTAAGAAACCTTGGCCATATCTGCCGCCAAGAGGGTCACCGTGTCGCTGCAATCGCCCAGCGTGGATGGAGCAGTACCCCTTTGCATGGTATGGCTTGCCACACCCCTCTATTGAGCAGATGCGGGTCATGATCGACACCCCTTCTGCCAATCCAATGCGGCAACTTCCTCTGGAGTCAGCTTAGCAAGGGCCGATTTGAGCAGAGCCTCCCGCCCACGTTCTTCTTGACGAAGGCGCTTGTAGAACTGATGCATTTCATCGCCTGGCACGTCCCAGCCAAAGCTCTCCCAACGAGCGCTGTTCGGTTTCCAGCGAGACAGCAAGTTGATTCCTACAGGTTTGAATACGTCCCGGTCGGGAGCGTACTCTGCCGAATACCTCTCAATCAGAGCTTGATCTTCATCCGTCGCTGCGACAGCGCCATCGTGCCGCAGCATGTCCAGAGGGAAAGGCCATATGCCCCGAACGGTATAGCTAAATTCCTTAGTCATCGCTGTCTCCAATCATGTACCTGATTGAAGACTTATCGTGTACCTGTTATAAGGTCAATAGCGTGTACACGATTAAAGGTGCCCTTTGACAGAATTTCATGTTCCCGTTATGCCCGCTCGCGTGGGACGGAAAAAGGAATGGACAGAGCAGTTACGCCTGCCGTTGGCCGAAGGGACAACCGCAAGGATCGATGCTGTCTTGTCGGAAGGTGAGCCTCGCCTAGACATGATCCGCGAAGCCATAGAGCGCGAGATCAAGCGTAGGCAGAAAGGCGGAAAGACGTGACGGATGCCTACACGCTAGCTGACGTAAAGGCGGATAAGCTGGAAATTGAATGTTCCCGCTGCAACCGCCACGGCCTGATCTCCGTCGCATCCCTCATTGCCAAGCATGGCGCGGATGCCGTGCTGCCCGATGTCAAGAACCACATAGCCCGTGATGGCGGCTGCAAGAACGTGGGCAACAACTCCGATATTTGCCGGGCAAAGTTCAGCAGGGAAAGCGTCTTGTCTTGGACTAGGGAAGAGGACTTGGCTGTCGTGGCTCGTGCTCTGAAATAGGAGCATCCGTAGGCGCGGGCCATAGCGATGCTTTACCGGCTGGCTTGCGGATGATCTCGACTAATTCCTGATGCCACGGCCCTGCCCCGTCGCAGTGCCAGCACTTGCACATAAGCATGGCGACAGAGCCGACGCGCTGAACTTCCCACGCAAGCGGCTTTCGGCACGAAGGGCACGGGATGATCATTTGCCAGCCCTGTTTACCTCTATCACCCGCTCTATCTGAGCCTCTAGCCGTTTTTCCACCCGTTGAACCTCATCGATGACCTTGCGTTCAATATTGATCAGCGACTCGTAGGTGACGTACTTCTGTGCAGCTTCAAGGCGGACATCGTTCAAGCGCTCGCCCAGAATTGAAAGCTGCGCATGGGTTGCCGCTATGGAGAGGCGAATGTCCCGGTGTTCGCTGTCCTTGTGCTGCTGCAGTTCTTCGATATGAATGGCGTTGGTTGCTACACGTTCTCCGACCCTTGCCAGCCAGATCACGACGACGATGCCAGGGACCATGACGCCCATGATCGTAGGGATGTTTATAGTCCAGTCCACTGCGCAACCCCTTCCCGGTTGGTGGTTGTTGGGCGTTGCGGCGGGTTAACGAGCCTTAAATCAGCGCGTGGGATAGTTGTGGAAGCCATATCCGGTCCTTATCGATCGGTGTGGTCAGGCCGGGGCTTGGGTCGCCACCCTTGCTCCGGCCGCTTGCCTATTTGCCTTGGATAACGTCCCAGAGAGTGCGGCGTGGCGGGCTGAGGTGGGTTGTGCCTTGGATGGCGACCTGTTCAGGCGGAACGCGGACGCTGGTGCCCTCGATGGTCTTGACCACCGCCTGCGGGCGCACCGTGGCGCGGTAGCTGTTGAACTGAGCCCAGAGCCAAGAGGCAACCCCAAAGTAAGCTAGTGCCGTCTGCTCCCCGCCCCTGCCGTTTAGCACCGCCCAGAGCGTTGCCTGCACGTCTGGCGGCGCAAGAGTCACGAATGCGATGATGCCAGCAATGATGCCGCCCCACTCAGGGACGCGACGGACCAGCCATTGTACAGCGACGTTGTTCAGGATGTTCATGGGAGCCTCAAAATACGGGAGTGAAAACAGCGAGCGTGACCAGCACGGCCACGATGACGACAGCCGCTATGATCCAGCCGCCAATGCCCTTGCGAGGCGCAGCAGGCAGGGGAACAGTGGGGATGGGCTTGGGTGCGCGTTGAACGGTGTAACCGCCGACCTTGAGCGCGGCTTCGAACACTAGGGCATGCCCGCCAATGGCTGCAGCCTTGTCTTGGCCGTTCACAGTGCGACGGGCTTGGATGAACTCGGCAAGGTCAAGATCATCGGCTTCGTCGGTATCATCGATGTAGGCAGCGAGCCCCTTGCCCGTGAACCAGCCTTTGAGAGTGCCAATGACGAGGATCTTGGCGGCAATTGTCAGATCAAGAGCCAAATCGGGATTGCCGATGAGGTCAATGCCGAGCGCCTTGCCGACCTTGGCATAGTTGGCGCGGCCGGTAATTTGAACAAGGCCCCTGCCCCGATAGAGAAAGCCATCGCCAATGACGGTGTTGCCGAGAGCCTTGCCGAGCTTTGTGCCAGGCTCGTATTTGTTGAAGTAGGACCGCGCCCCTATCTCGTGGATTGCTTCATAGTGCCCGCCAGTCTCTACGTTGGGGGTGGCGAGGATATAAGCCAGCCGTTGGGCATTGCCGTCACCGTAAAGCGTGAAAGCATCCAGAATCGCGTTGATGCCATCCACCTGCTTTTGCGTCATGGCGCCTTCGAATAGCACCTTGCGCACGTGCGAATAGAACGCCGCCGGGTAAGCGAGCATGGGTATTCTCCGGTTGATGTAGGTTAATTGCGGAACGCCCTGCCCTGCGCTTCAATGAGCGGGGGCTTGGAGCCATACGAATGCAGGTAAACGTGTTCATCACCCGCCAGGACGGGCAGTTGCAGAACAGGCTATTGGTGCTGCCGATTAGTCCGACAGCGGCAATCCCGAAAGAGTACCGGAGCGGCTGGAGCTATTACGCTACACTGGACAGTGCAGATGCTATGTTCAGTGGGTTGCCGGTTGATGCTGATCTAGCGGCGAAGGGCTTTGCAGTTGTGGAGCCGGAGACGCCTGATAGGCGGTAGGCTAGAACGGCCAGTCCCATTTTGCTTTTAGCCAAGCCGCCATGACGTTCTCTGGATCGGGCGCCCGATGGCCGTCTGAATCCAGAAGTTGAACTTCCGCGCCAATAAGGGATCCAAACATAATGGACGCATTAGTATCTACTCTGTCATCGAAGCGGCCAATACGGATCAACGTCTCCTTGCCGCGAAGCTTATCAGCGTACTTGGAAAGCGAAAACTGAGCAGGATCAACCTTGACTCCATCGAACTCTGTGAGGTCGGCAAGACTGACCACTGGAGCTATTTGGGCAATCTCAGTCACGCGGTCATCAAGAGCCCCACACTCAAAGGCCACATAGCCCCCTCTAGAGACGCCAACCATCTGCACTCGGCGGGCTCCGGTGCTGTCGATCAATGCCGAAACTTCAGTGCAGAAGCCGGAGAGCAAGTTTGTCTCCCCCATCCCAATACGGTTTGCCCAGCAGACAAGCCCGCTCGATTGCATCGTGCTGGAGTGGCAAGGAAGATCGATGGACAAGACCTGATAGCCTAGATCCCGCAAGGCAGGCGCAATTGGGTCCACCCCGTTCATGCCATCCAGAGTGTCGGATTGGACGCTCGCCAGGACAATTGCTATCGGTGGGTTGGGCCATTTCCATTGCCAAAGTGCTACACCGATGGCGGCAAACGCGACTAAGACCGCAGCAACAGCCATGAGGTATTTACGCATCCGTCAGCCCTACTTCAGCACACAAACAAGTGCAATTGCATATACCAGCAGTTTAAATTTGATCCCGCATTTTAGCTGATGATGTATGAGCCCTTAGAGTTCATGTTGCTGATGCCAGCATTGGGCGAATAGGTTAGCCCAGTTGACCCCTGCACTTGAGCAGAAGCGCCTGTGTCACACCTCACAGTGTCAAGTGATCCAACCTGTGGGCTGGTGACAGCGATCCGCAAAACGGCCGTCGCAAACCCATATAGGCCAACACAATCCTGAGTCCACTTGCAGTTTGTCACGTCGATAGACTGACCGTAAATGTTGTTGGCGTTTTCAGCGTAGAGCAGCAGGTTTGCCAAGCAACCGTTGAACTGGGCGTCATAAAAGGCCATGGAAGAACCCTGGCCCACGCCGATCAAACACCGGATCGGACCAGAGTTGCCCTGCGCAATTTCCAACGGAGCATCGGATGCCGAGGCATTGCAGTTCGTGAACCCTGCTTCATAGAGATTGATGTAGCTGTTCCGCATAGCAAAAGCGCCGCATTGAACGCCGCTGAAGCCGGCAGCAGCTGCATCTACCACCGCATTGGCAATGGCGTGAATGCCAAGCTGCATTGGCCCACCAAAGTTCAGGTTATTGAAGGCGTGAACCTGCGCACCTTCGACAAACATGCCGTAGCCGGTATTAACTGTGCCGTACATGTCGATACGGAAGCTGTCTGGCGCACCCTTGCTTTCAAGCGTAGACCCGGGAAGGATTAGGAACGGACCACCCTGATTGCCAGCCCCGCTGGTGCCTTGATGCGCCATACACATTGCGCCTGCATTGGTAGCGAAGGCATGTGACAGACCCACCCCCCAAATTCCACCTGTGATCGCAAAATTGCCGAAACGGATCGATGCGCCGCTGCCGTCTGCGTTCTGGTACGAGGAGGAGAAATTGCCGACCATCAGAGAATAGCGGGCCGTGCTCTTGATGTAGATGTTGTTTATCGTCGCGAGGCCCTTAGGCAGCGATAGCCCGTAGTTACTGGCTCCCGACAACGCAATCCGGGACGGGAAGACCGCCTCAATGGTTGCGACATCTGTGGCGAGAGTGCCGGTCATGTTAGAGATGCGCGGGACAGTTCCGACAATGGCTTGCCCGACAAGGCTGATCTTGGAAGCGTCGGGATGGTCAAACTTGTAGGTTGCCAAAGCGTGTTCGCCAGCCAAGAGCGAGATCGAGAGCGAACCAGCCCCAATGATGCGCCGCGCCAAAGCCCAATCAAAAGCGGCCGCCAATGTCGTGAAGTCAGCGCCGCTTGTACCCACCGTCTTTGTAACCGCTGTGGTTATGAGGAAAGACGTTTTGGCGGGCGTTACTGCCTCGTTCTCAAGTTTACTAGTGGTGACAGCGCCATCATCTAGCTTTTCGGTGGTCACGGCCGAGTCCGCTATCTTAGCAGTCGATATTGAGCCGACAGGGATGGCATCGATCTGGTCAGTGGTTTGAACGGTCACGTCCAAAGCACTTTTCAGCACCGCCTTCAGCGATATGTCTCCAACGTAGATCGGCGGGAACAGGCCAGATGCATCAGCCACAACCGGGTTCGTGTGCGGGGTTGATGCGTCCGCATTCTGGTAAACCGTTGCCAGTGTCGAAGTGCCAGCAAGGTAAAAGTATAGCTTGGCTCCTGCCATTGGCAGGCCGTTGGCATCTACCGCCTGATAGTGCGGATCGAAAAGATTAGCCATGAATGTACCTGTCAAATTAAGCGCGGCGGCGCGTGGGAAGCTCTAGGGGCGTGAAGGTGACGGATGGGGGAGTGATGGGCTTGATCCAAGCCGGCGGGGCCCGGGTCGCAAGGGTGGCCGCTGAGCCAAGTGAGCCATTGGACGGAAGTGCAGCCGCTCGCAGCGCGTTAGTGCCGCCAAGGGCGTTCGCTGTGGTTGCTGTAGGGGATGCGTGTTGATGCTCGCCCCGAGCACCAGCTAGTTCAACGTGCCAGGCTTCGTTGCTGAGTGGGAATGCGAGGCCGTATCGCTCGGCATTTGCGTGAACCCACTCTTGAGCTTCTGGCGAGAGGTACTCAAGATCAGCTGCAGCGCCGTGGTTGTGCTGTGATCGTCCGGGAGGCGCTACCCACTTGCGGGCCTTTTCGGGTGAACCGTATTTGACAAGCGCTTCTTGCCACAGCCGCTCCTGCACTTCAGGCGAGCGATAACCCGATGTGATGCCGATCTTCACCTCTGCCGGCGCGTCTTGCAGCATCCGGGCAAGTGCTTGCTGAAACGGATCCTGCATGCCCGTAAAACTATCAGGACGCGCAGCAGCGCCGCCCCTCGCGTAAGGCGAGAAGTCGAAGTTGGCCATGTGTTGTTCCCAAACAAAAAAGGCCCGCTTAAGCGAACCTTGCAAATTCCTAGCGATGATCAGCTCTTATCGGAGCGGTCTAGCAGCGAGCCAGTTGCGGACGTTGGCGACTACCCAGAGCCAAAAGAAGCCGCCCATGCCAGCGCCCCAAACCGTTTGGGGGAGCGGTTCGCCAGCCATTTCAGCGCCAAAAGCGATGATGGCACACACGATGCCGCCCCAAGCACCCCAGACTAGGGCATTCGCTTCTTTTTTCTGCATGCGGCTTTGTATCAGTTGAGGCCAGTGACCCGCAAGGCTTGCAGAGCGTTTGCTCCACCACCTAGCGCAGGACCAGCGATCATCTGCAGCGCGTTACCGCGGTTTGGGAGAACTTGGTTGGTAAGATACCTGCGCCCCGGACCAGAGAGCATCATCGCGGATAAGGCCTTTGGTGCTACGCTACCCGCCGCCAATCCGGCAACTGCGCCCAATCCGCCGCCAACGTTGTTGCCGAGCAACGCCCCGATTGCTCCTGGAATGCCTGCCGTCATGCCACGAACAGCCATGCGGCTCGCAGTCCCGCTATTGGGCATTGGGCTCATGCCCGCCACCCCGGCTCGCGCTAATTCTGAGAAGGCACCCTGCCCCCGCACATAGCCGCCCCTGTTCTGCTGGGTAGCGGCCTGCCGAAGCTTGGCGGGAGATATGATGCCCATTGCGGCATCTTCACCGGCCCCTGATGCAGCGTTCTGCAGGATCATGAAGTTGTGGTAGTCTCCGCGAACCTGCTGCCACGCTCCGAGGTCAGGAGAGTTCGCAGCGGTTAGCGTTCGCTCCATGGCGTCATCTAGTGCGCCCTGCAGGCCTCTAAGGGCTCCTGTTAATTCAGGATCCGCGGAGCTGTTCAAAGCCCTGCCCAGGCGGCTGCGTAGGGATTGGTATGCCTCCCCAGAGATCGAACCTCCGTTTGCCTGAATAGCGTCAGCAATGTCGCGGATTGTATTCTCAACAATGGGCGCACGGGCGTTCGGGTTGACGAGAGCAGTGTATTCCGACCATGCGCCGCCCAGATCCTGAACAATCTGGGGGTCGGCTGCAATTGAGTTGCGAGCCGCAAGCGCGTCGAATTGTGCTCCAAGAGACTGATATGCCCGCTGCATCACTTCAGGCGTAGCGCGATCAGCGCTGATCCCGGCTCGGCTTAGCGCCGCGCGCGTGAACTGCTCCTGCTGACGAGAGGTGAGGTCTTCCAGCCGTGCTCCGCCAAGTTCGCTTTCTGCGTACTTAAGGGCCTTATTGCCTGTGGCTTGGCCTGCGGTAAGCTCAACGCCTTCTTGTGCCAATGTAGCGTTGACAGCCTGGCGCTCAGGATCAATGGTAAATGGCGTGATGGCCTTTCGCCCTAGGCCTGCGGCGCCAGCGACAGCGCCACCCCCCATGATCTGGGCAGCAATTTCCACATATGGATTGTCTGTCAACTGCTGAGCAGTCCCGGCAGCTGCCCCGGAGCCAGCTGCGGTTGCTGCTTGTCCGATTGCAGCGCGAATAGGCGTTGCAGACCGCGCCACAACGGCCCCAGCTGGCACCAAAGATGCGCCAACTTCTTGGCCAACGCGGCGGATAACCTGATTGCTGCCGTCTTTGCTTTCAGGCTGTATCGCAGGTCCAATAGCAGCCTTGATCGACTGGCTCCCGCCAATCGCATCAACTGGTAATTGGATATCAGAACCTGTAGCCGCGTTGATGCCTGCCGCTCCTAAACGCAGGGCGCCTTGAGTAACATCGACGGGGAGGCCCAATACTGAGGCAATACCTTCATTCACGCCGGACGTGCCTTGAGCAAAGGCTGTCTCACTGAACGGCTTCTCTGTCGGCGCGGGCGTTGATCCCGGCGCAACATATCCAGGCCCTGCCCCCGGAACCGGCAGATCGGCAAGGTACGGGTCTTGCGCGGCTGGCGCCACTGCCACACCGGCAAACCGGGGCTTCTTAGCCGTCTCGACTGGAACGCCTGCGAAGCGAGGTGCCATTATGGCTTCCTGTAGGTTTGGCCATCGTCAGGGTCCACGAACAGACCGCCTGATGGGATTGCATCGTAATCGGCTTGGCTCATCGGCTTGGCTGGTTCGCCTCCACTTGAGATCGGCGCCGAAGCGGGAGCGCCAGTTACAGTAACTGGTGCAGCTGGCGCAGGATCAGGCTGAGAGGCTTCAAGACCCGCCGCCTCCACCGCAGGGTCTGGCAGGCCCAATGCGGCTTCATTAGAAGCCGCTACTATCTCGGCAGTACCAAGCCCAGAACGCAGGCCCAAGAGCGCCGTTGCCCGCTTCTGCCGCTTCAGCGCAATAGTTGCAGGGTCATCACCGGGGATCGGCAAGAACATTGGTCCATAGAGATTGAACTCCCCATCGGTGATGGCAGCACCTGTGTCTTTACGAAGCAGTGCCGTCAGAAAGTTATCAGCCTCAACCTTGGCTTGGCGGAATTCCGGGGAGCGCATATAATTACCCAAGCCCAGGGGCGCTGCTCCAGCATTCTGCTGCACTAAGTCGGTGAGTTGGCCTTCTAACGTTGCGAGCCCTAGGTTAGCCTGCGCGCCGCGCGTATAAAAGCCGAGATCTTTACCTTGCGCTTCGGTGAGTTTGCCACCTGACCCGCCCTGTTGTACCGTTGTTGTCCCATCAGGGTTGGTTGTAACCGTCAGCCCGCCGCCCTTTTGCGCCGCTTGGAAGTCCAAGAACGACATAGGCTCACGCCCCGCTGCTTTTTCCTGCTGCGCGTAGAAGTTGTATTCGCCAACTTGTGCCGGTGGGTTTGGCGCGTCCTTACTGGATAGATGAGCGGCAAAGTCCGGGTTTTCTTGGGCTAGTTGGAAGTTCTGCATGTCGGCTGTTGGCGCAGGGGCTTGCATTGCTTGTTCAATGTCCAGCTGAAATTTCTGCAATGCCAGATTGTAGTTCTTTTCATCCTGCGCCTGCGCCAGCTGCTGTAGCGCGGTCATGCCAGAGCGAGCGACAACCGGCGCTAGATCAGGACGCCCGCGGAACGGCTCAACGTTTACCCCCTGCTGAGCGAGGTAGTTCAGACCCTCTTCGAACCGCGCCGGATCGGCTTGGCCGTTGAGATCACCGCCCATGGCGCCAAGTGCGACTTGGGCGACGGTTTCCAGACCCTTCTGAGCCAAGGCGATATTGTTCATATCGAAAGACTGCCGAGCGGCTTGGCCTGCGCCCAGCGCCTGCATTGTGTTGATCTCTGGATTTTGGACGCCTAGCGCCATTGCCTGAATAGCCATGCTAGCGGCCCCCGAAGTTCATGCCGAAGCCATTGCCGAAGTTATTGGAACCCATGCCAAGCGCAAAACCGGCTTGGTTGGAGAAATTTCCCAGGGCATTGGACCATGCATTAGCCGAGCCCACATAGCCGGAAGACGTAGCGGCACCACGGTCTTGCAGGGTCTGACCCGCATTGTTAGCGAAGTTGGCGCCGAGCTGAGCGTTGTTTGCAACTTGCGCCTGTCCGCCTGTGGAGGCGGCTGAGAGGCGGTCTAGATAGCCTTGATAAGTCTGATCGGCTAAGCCGGTGCGGAAGCGCGTCAGGGCTTTGAGCGCCGCGCCGCTATTCTTCATGCCGAGCGCCGAGAGATTGTTGACTGCACCCTTTTCGCCTTGCTCCACTGCAAAGGCATAGCCAGGTGTTTCCCTGAACCCGGACTTGAACGTGCCGGCCTTAGCTTCAGCACCAAGACCAAGCTCGTTCATGTAGCTGGTGAGCGCAGTCTTGCCCGCTTCCATCCATGGCAGGCTGTCGGTGCGAGATTGGTTGTACTGCTTTTCCTGCAGGGCCAGAGACTGACTTGCGGAGTTCGCCTGCGTCTGCGCTGCCTTCTTGGCCGCATTTGACTGCATCATCCCGCCAGCTAGGGACGCTGCACCGCCAATGGCAGCAGCGCCCAGAACGGCCATAGTTGTACCGATCATCGGTGTAGCTCCTTCATGTAGCGGCGTTCAATCATGCGGAAGCCCTTTCGGGTGAGTAGTCGGTCAATGGCGTTGGAATGCTCGTTCTCAAGAGTGGAGAGCATGAAGAAGTCCGCGCCCCAGGCTGTCGCGTGAGCGAAGAGCGAATTCAGCAATTCCATGCCCTCCTTGCCGGCGAACCAGAAGTTTTCCTCAAGCATCCATTTGGATGGTGCGAAATAGACCGGCGCATAGGTGCCGCCGATCAATCCCTCGCCATTGGTAAAGATCACGGATTGATCGCTTCCGATCATGAACCGGAATACATTAGCTAGGGCCTCAGGCTCATATTCCCCCATGAACCGATGCGGGCTCATGGCGTGAAACTTCGCCCCGATCTCAATGAGAGCGGGAATATCAGCTTCCGTCGCTATCCAAGGCGTCACGACTTAGCGGGCCAATGCTGTGCAGCCTGATAGTCAGCAGGAATAGGCTGCATTGCCTCAAGAGCATCGGAGGCAGCGCGGACGGCGGCGCGATAGGCCTGGACGCCTTCCGGCATTTCCTCGCCCGTATCCGCCCGCCGCAGGGCGTACCAGTCAGTATAGGACAGCAGTCTTGCTGCATGTTCCTTCACCTGCCGCTTCGTCACCCAGACAGGTTCGTCCGGCTTAGGCCATGGAGCCCCGCCAGGCAGATATTCCTTCGCAGGATCAATTTCACCCTCATAGAGCGCCTCGCCAGGGCCTAGAGGTTGGATCTTGCCAATGTCTGGACTAGAGCCCCGTCCCGCCCGAAGAACGCGGCCGGTGACCTCCTCATAAATGGCATAGTGAAAAACTTCGCTCATCGTTTCAACAAACTCACGTTGAGGACACCACCAGTGATGCTGAAATCGCCATCGCCTGAGTGCAGGGTTGTTGTTACGGAGTAGGTCGGGTCTGCGCCGGGGGTAGGGTCGATGAAGGACGCAACGGGCTGATATGAGAAATTGTCGTCATAGTAGAGCTGCGGCGTGGTGTCGATTTGCGTACCGTTTCGGTTGAGCTGCATGCTCCAATAGCCAAAATTGCCTGAATCCAGATTAGGACGATCCATGAACGCGGTCAGCGTCAGCAACAGGCCTGTGTTGCTCAATGTCGTGATAGGCACTGCACCGGACACAATCGTGCCGCCACCCGGCCCGGTAGAGCCTACTTGGAACAGTGCCGACAACTCTGAAACCGCATTAGGCTTGATCTTGTTGGTGATGATAACTTCATCAGCAAAAAGCGTTGAAACGCGGATGATCTCGGCCTCCAGCATCTCAGTCCGAACTTCACCGTCCTCTATCGAGATGTTCTCAATGAGTTCACCAATGGCTCGTATAATTCGGAAGCCTTCGGCCGTGAGACGACCTTCTGCATCAGTCCATTTCATAGTAGGATTGAGCGGGTACTTCTTACGCTGAACCTCAACCATTGAGAATGTCGCCTTCGGCTTCGGCGCCCATGATTGAGAAATTCAGATCGTCGGTGAATCCTATCTCCACCGTCATGCGCCGGCCAACGCCCCAATTGCGCCAGATCGCCCGGTGCTGATATTTTCCAGTTAGCCCTAATGACCGCCAGCGTTCGTTCCCGAACGTCACGCCGTCCCTTGCCACCCGCATCATCACCTGTGTAGTGATGCCAACTCCTGCCCTGCCGACCTCGCAATCTAGGAAGAAGGCCCGCAGCGCAACGCGGCTATTACCCGCTGCCAATTGCGGAGAGATGCCGCCACGGTAAAAGATACCGCCATTGTCGGTGTTGATGCCCCTGCGAAGCTGAGCAATGCCCGTGCTCGTAAGGTATCGGTCGCACTGCGAATACTGCGAAGCCAGAACGTCCCAGTCATCTTGCCCGAATGTCTGGGCAATGTTCCAGAACTGAGTAGCGACGTTGTACTGAAGCGTCAGATAGCCGGGAAACTTGAACGTGACGAACTTGTTGAAACCGTCCGTGTAGGAAAACGCCTCGCACAGCGCACGAGCGGTTTCCGGCACTTTATTAATGGCTTCCTGCACTGAGGGGTTGGACACAGCCATTGGGCGGAAGCCATCGGCGCGGTAGATGATCCAGTCATTCCCCAGCCAGAATTGGCTGTTGTCTTCTGATGTGACCGACAGCGCTGCGCCCAATCCTCGCGCCATTGCTGCGTTGAAGGAAAAGGGACTGTCGCTGCCGCCGGTCAGCGGCCAGATCTCCGTTGTTTCCTCGCCCCAAAGCCATAGTTCGTTTTGGTTGGCCGTCACGCGCACCAAATTGTCGGTCTTGCCCTCGGCAGTCGCAAAGTCCAGTCCATCCCATGCCTGCATGTCGTTTACGGCAGACCATTTGAACTGCCCCGTTCCAGGGGTGTTTGTTACTGCGAATCCGCCAAGGAATGTCAGCGGTCCAATGTCGCCGTTCGTGTCTGGCTTCGTGAGAGTGGCGCCGTCCCAATGGTATGCCGTGGCTCCATCGGAGATCAGCACGTCGCCATTGTCATCAAAGACCGTGGTGCAGCGGCCGGTGCTGGTGTCGAGGGTTCCAAGGGCGGTGTAGGTGACGCCATTCCATGTGGCGAAAGTGCTGCCAACCACGACATAGTAGATCCCGGCATTGCGCTCGATGCAGCGCTTTTCGCCTGTGAGAGCAAAGACCTGATCAACACTCACCCGCTGGCGACGAACCAGCTTGGACTTGCCGGAAATCTCTATGGCGCAGAACATATTGATGAGCCGCTCTTGGCTGTTCTGCGCGATGGAAGAATGGCCTTCCTGATTGGCGAAAGGTACTTCGATCTTGGGCATCAGCGCCATTCCCGCGAGCGGTCGGGCGTGACCTTTACAGAGCCGACACCTTCACCGATGTCGAACCCCTTTACGGTCATATAGGCTCGTTCGGCTTCACGCTCGACACGCGCTTCATCGGCGGAACCCGCCTTGGCATAGGCCCCGACAAGCCGCTTGGCCAAACCAAAGACCAAGGCTTCCATCCACTCTGGCGGTACGTCAAAGTCATTGGCGCCACTGTCTATGTCCATGATGGCACGGCGATAGGTGAACTTCAGCGTTCCGAGCTGGGTGTCGGGAGCGGGCCAGAGGTAAAGCATCCCACTGTCGCGCTGCCGGTCGTAATAGAACTGGGTTGGATAGCCGCGGTTCGTCTTGTTGGGGAGTGCGTAGTATTCTTCCCGGCTTAGCCGGTGCATCGGCAGATCATTGCCGCCGCGGTTAATGCGAAGATCAATGATCTCGAATGGCACAGTCTCAAAGTCCCCACCTGCGCCGAACTCGTAGCCAGGCTGATCCAGCACGGTTGTGAGTTCGCCCTCGGCATAGGTCCAGATCATCACACCATCGGTCTGCCACGCCTTGAGCATGCGGTTGAGCGCACGAATGCCGCGCTGCAGATCCATTGCCTCTAGTGGTTCCTCGTCTGCGCCCACGCCGAGTTCCGTCAGGGCATCCTGAATGATCTCTTGCGCGGTCTGAGCGAAATCAGTGCTGTTGGATACGGCCATTACAAATCCTCAGCAGTGACATCGCCAGGAGCGACAAAGACGGGCGCAGGATCAGGGCGAGGATCGGGCAAGGCTTGCCTGTCAGCGACACCCCGAACGAATTCCTGCGGGTGCCTGCGGTCGTAGTCGTCGCGGCAGACCTTAAGACCCGTCCATTCCTTGCGGAGTTGGTTTAGCGGGTACTCAAAGCCGCATCGGTCACAGATGCCTTTCGCAAGACTCCCGGCCATTTAGTTTGCGGCTTCATATTCGAGGGTGAATGCGAACTCGCTGTTAGCGGCAAAGTCTGCGTCAGTCGCGCTTACCACTGCCTTATAAAGCAGCATGAGCGTCGAGGCTGATGGGACAAGCACCGATATACCAGCAGCTAGATTGCCGTAGCCTAGAGTGTTGCCGCCCCAAAACATGCCGCTGTCTGTCTTGGACACAAACGGAAGCGCACCAACACTGGCAACCCCCGTTGCCGACCCCTTAGCCGATAGAGCCAGGTAGATGAACACACTGACCTTAGAGCCGATCTTGATGTATCGGCCTTTCTGCACCGCAAGTGTCATGCCGGTGCTCGCACCGCCAAAGCGAAGAGTTGGCGAGAATGTGCCTTCCTCATAGTCGTCTAGGGTATTCGGATCAGATGATGGCAGCTGGGTAGCCGGATATTTGACCTGACCACCATCAGCAGTGATCAGTCCAGTAAAGGTTGGCGCGGCTGGAAGACCTGCTGGCAAAAGAAACGGCAACATGTTGGTCGTCCTTTATAAGCCGTTGGAATAGACGGCTGTTGCGGTTGTCGCTGTCACTTGACGAACCTGATAGGGGTAGGCCGAATAGCCCGCTGGCACCGGAAAGGTGTGAGTGCTGTTGTCTTGGAGTTTAACCGTGACATTGCCAGCCACGGATGCATTGACAACGAAGAGCCTGCCCATTGGGCCATCGGCGCCGACCGTCAGAACGGCGAAGCCGCGTACAGGCTGATTGTCTGACGCCATGGTCTACCCCCTCGGACGAGCGCACTGCCCGTCTTCATCGCCAAGGGTCACGCCTTTCACCCATAGGCTATCGTTGCCGTCGAGCAGGGCCTGCCCATTGAACTTGCCGTCATTGCCGAGCGCCGTCACAATAAACGGCACGACTTCACCGGCCTCAAGCTTGTGGCCTTGGTGCTGATGCGCAGCTGTCTTGCGCAAATCGTTGCGCTCGGTCGCATCGTCCTTGGCAATGCGGTAGTGCAGTATTTCACCAACCTTCACGGTCGTGGTTGGCTTTGGTTCAGCCTTCTGTTCGGTCTGCTTTGTGGTGGTGCTTGGCTGATTTGCAGCCTTTACCGGATCAGCAGGCTTGCTGCCAAACGAGGTATCTTTAGGAGCGTTGTTGATCTTGCTCATGACGTTCTCCTATTCCCGACGAAGAATGGCAAAATGTACTGCCAGGGTGCCGTTGAAAGCTGCGGATGCATCACGATTGGCAATCCGGACAACAAGCGAGCCGGCAGCGGGCGTGGCAGTCTGGAGAGTTGGTGCGCCAGCCGAGTTCGTGCCGTTGGCGACTGTGGCAATTACAATGTCAGTGGCTTTGACCTTGGGGTTGGTCAGCGTGAGCGTGTAGACGGCAGCAGCGGCCGTTGTGAGCGCTTCTGTGGTAACCACCCCCGAATAGTTATCGAGGGTTGCAGCGCCTGCTGTGGCGGTTGCAGCCTTGTTGCCCTTACCAAGAGCAAAGTCGGTGTAGCGAGTTGCGGCCATTTGGAAACCTCATGCGTCAATGGCGAGACGCCGCGGAATGCGGCGCATGAAAAAGCCCGCACCGAAGCGCGGGCCGGTTGTTCAGATGGGAGTGGATCAGGCCCCTTGAGATCCGAACACTGCGCGCCAGTCGGCCCAGCCAGGCACATAGCGTTCAGTCGCCTTGTGCTTGAAATTGTCGGTGTCGAAATCGCCATCCTTGGCGAACTCAAGCGCACGACGCTGGAACGAGATCAGGCCCTGATCCACATCGGTGAGGATGAACCAAGCATCGGGATCGGTCAGGTAAACCCAATCGATCACGCCACCCGGGAGCATGCCCATAGACTTCATGGCATTGATTGCGTTGTTGGCCGTATCGTTCTGGCCAGTGGAGCCTAGAATGCGCTTGGCATTGAAAGCTTCACCCGGCCCAACCACAAGCTTCATGCCCGACAGGTTGATCGGAAGGCCGCGACGATCCTTGGCCGTGCGGATTTGGATCAGGGCATCTTCAAGAGAAGCTTCCGACAAGTCCGCGTCCACTGCCAGTTTGTTCGACTGAGCGCCGCCAAGCGTCGGGTGGTCGGTTGCGATTAGCGGCTTGCCATCGCTGCCGAGGTACTGCGTATTGAAGGCACGGTTCAGGATGTTGGCATGCACGGTTTCCTTGGTCACGCTCATTGAGCGCGCCAGTGCGCGGGTACGCTGGGTAGCGCGGCCCTTGTACTGGTTGTCTTCGACGCTTTCACGGGTTTCAATGAAGCCCAGGCCATAGACCACGTTAGTGAAACGCGATGTCGGACCCTGAGAGGTCGAGTCATAGACGATGGAAGCGCCTTCTGCCTTGATCGGTGCAAGACCGAAGCCGGACAGCTCAACGATTTCCTCGTAAGCCTTGTCGGACTGCTCCACACGGAAGATGTCCTGATAGCGGCGGGGAATATCGTCGTAGGTAGTGCCGAAGAGAGCATGCAGCCCAGGCCAAAGGAGCTTGGGATGGTTGCCAGTGGTAATAACGCCAGTCATGATCTGGTCCTTTCCCTATTAGACGCCAGCGACCTGGTTGACGTACTGGTGACGGTTGATGCGGACATAGAGCTTCTTGGATGCTTCCGCGTTCGCAGCATCGTTGTCGGCACGGTTGGGGAAGCCGACGATCTTAAGCGCCAGCGTGTTGGTGGTGGCTTCCGTGGCGTTGTCGAGCACAATGCCAGACAGACCCGTGAAAGTGCTGCCACCTGCGCCAGCCGCGAAGCTGACGTTCAGGCCGATATCCGCGATGGTGAGTGGAGTGCCTGTGCTAAGGTCCTGAATTTCGAACATGGCAGCAGGATCATCGGCAACGATAGCAATGCGCTGGGTAGACGCCACGCGATAAAGCGAAGAGTCACGATCAGCGGCAAGGAACCCGACGACAACACCGACAATCACATCAGTGGTTGCGGCTAGCGCCACGTCCGGCATGGACTGGCTGTTGATGGTCGAGGATGTGCCGACGAGCTTCACCGGGTCACCGATGAAAATGGCCGTGGCGTCGGAAGCAGGCACCGCGTAGTGGTTTACGCCGCCGTTATAGGGACGGCTATAGAGGTCGCGAACGGGGTTAAGCCCGGTCGGAGCATTACCGTTAGGCATGATGGGGAACTCCCAAGGGGGTGGAGGGACGCGCCCTCATCAGGCAAGCTGACGGGTCAGGCGCGGTTGAGGGTATTGGAGCCGCCAGGGGTGTAGGTGCCGGCAGCAAGTTGAGGCTCGGCCGCAGCATGGTTCTGCCCGTGGCGAATGGCTTCATCCATTTCGTCCAGTGGCTTCTGCTTGGCGGCTTGGTCTTCGTTGTGGAAGTTAATCGGCTTGCGCATCAGGACGGCATTGAATGCCTTCCCTTCGATGTGGCCTGCATGCTTGGACTGGACTGTTCCCGATCCGGTAGCACCCACTAGGGCTTGCTCCGGTGCTGGATCCCAATCCTGTTCCTGCAACTGCTGAACGCGGCCGTTGGCATCGTTCACAAGGCGGTAGGCATAGTTGGCACGATCCAGCTTGTTCTCATCCACGCCGAGCTGGATGCCGGTGTGGACAACAGAGCCTGGCTTCCTTCGCCGCTCGGTACGCACCTCGGAGGCGCGATCCTGACGCGGGGCATTCTGCTGCTGATGATTGGTCATCGTGGCATTCCTTTAACTGTTGTAGACACGCGCCCATTCTTCCTTGGTCTTGTAGATGCCGTCCTTCACGGCTTGCTCCGCAAGTGCCTTGGCTTCCTTGGGAAGCCGGTCGAAAAGTGGGGTTTTGCTGCTTCCTTCAGACGGCTTTGGATCGCCGCCGCTGTCCACAGGCGCATGCGCATTCGCGCCCGTCTTGCCGCCAAACCGAAGCGGGAACCGCTCCTTCAGGGCTGCATCTGTTCGAAGGAGATTTTCCTCCATCGTGATGCTGGGGTTTTGCATCAACAAACGCTGGCTGATGCCGATGGCGGCTTCAGTCAGTGTGTCGTCGGTGCCATACCATTTGTTTGTCTCCTGCCACTTGGCAAGGACAGCATCTGGTGCGTCGGAGGTAGGCTCTACTTTGGCCGGGGCGAGGTCTTCCACCTGGGGCGCATTGGCCTTGGCCTCGTTGATCTGCCGTTCAATCTTGCGGACTTCCGCGCCGTCGCCCTTGTCTAGCGCTGCTTCACGCTGGCTTGCGAGAGTGGAAAGTTGCCGATCATAATCCTCACGCTGCTTCTTGAGCGTGGCTTCCGTCGCCTTGGTCAGTTTCTCAATGCGGGTGTCGAAATCCTTGTCCCGCTTGGATAGTTCATCCTTGAGCCGCTTGTTTTCGCGCTGCACGAACGGCAGAACCGTTTCGCCGCGCTCTACGAACTCCTTGGCATCCAGGAACTTGAGGGGCTTCTTGTCGCCCTTGAACTCAGTCTCTGGCACCCAACCCATATCGCGGGCTTCGGCTTCGTAGTTTCGTTCTTGAGACTGATCAGCTGCGCCAGTCTCCGGGGATGAAAAAACCGCCTCTGGGGCGGTGGTGGTCGGCTCGACTGTGGTGGCTTCTCCACTCACTTGCGTATCGGTCATGCTAGTCCTCTGTGGTAGTGGTGAAATCCTCAAGAGCGGTGATGGCAGTAGCTGCTAGCTGCGCGTACATGACCCAAGCTGGAACCAAGTATCGATCGTCAGGCGCGATGAAAGAGTTTAGAGGGCCTTTCGCCAGAGCCACTTCGAACACCATAGCGTCGGGGTCGTGTCCATCGCGCTCGCACATAGCTCGAGCCACGTATTCTTTGACCTTCATGCTAGTCCTCGATGGTTGCTCTCAGCGTATCGTTAGAACGCGTCCATCGTCCTGGACAAACCAGATAAATGGTCCGCACTTGAACTTCTTATTGGCTATTCGCTTTAGAGTTTCTCGTTCCTCGAACTCAGCATAAGCTTGACGCTCTATGCGCCTCACCTGCTGCTGCATCTGTTCGTGGTATTCATCGCGCCAAAGACCGAACATGTGAACCTCCACTACTGTTCAATTATTGCCACGACATCCTTGTCGTTGACCAGCAGGTATTCCTGCCCGTCCTTTGCCTTGTGCCGAACGCCGGCATACTTGGCGAAGATCACACGTTGGCCGGGGCGTGGCTTCTTGCCATCCCATTCGGCTTCGGTGGCGTAGGTAAATGCCAGATGCGAGACAGCGACGATCTCGCCTTCGATGGTCATGGCCTTTTCAGCGTCTACAGTCTGACTGGACAGGATGATGCCGCCCTTGCTTACCTGTTCCACCTCTTTGGGGAGGATCATGACCTTGAATTCAGTTGGGACGATGCCGGTGGAGTTCATGCGCGCGGCGCCCCGTCAGCTTCGCGGGTGACAGCGACGTTGATCCACATGGCCGTTTCACGAATACGGCGCAGCACGTAGGTCTTATCCGGCCCGTCAGGCAGCATGGAGTCGACTAGTTCGGCGTATTCTTGAGAGGCCGAACGGAGTACCATCATGGACGACTTTTGCGCGTCAGTCGGCTGCAGGTATTCAAATGTGGTCGGATGCAGGGTTGTCATTCGTCTTCCTCTTGGATTTCCTCGAAAGTCACGGCAGCAACCTCTGCGAAGGCCTCACAGTGCCCCTTGAGATATGCCGCTTGGGCTTGCAGGCTGGCCCATTCCAGGCCCGATAGCTGGCCCGCCGACTGGTACAGGCGCTGTTGGGTCGATTCCGCCTCCTCCAATGCCCGCTGGCGGTAATAGGCCAGCACCCGCTCCGTTATCGGATTGGCCAGCCATATCTGGAATTCCTCCAGCTCCAACGGGGGGTGCTTGGTTGGCAATTTCCTGCTCCATGGCATGTTCCTGGCCTAGCGCCTTCATGACCAAGTCATAGTAGGACATCTGCATGCCCTCTTCGGCGGCTTCGGCGTCGGCAATCTTCTTGAGCGTGTCTGCGATCTTGTTGTTGATCTCGGCAACCTGCTGCTGGAGTCCAAGCTTTTTCACGGCGTCCATGAACGCGGCTTCTTCTGGATCCGGCTGCGGAGGCTGAACAAGCAGCTTCTCCACGTCCTCAACGTCTGCGGCTTCAAGGAAGCGCTTGCGGACCTCGATTGGGTTGAACAGCGGGTCATTGCCACCCACGTTCATAATCATCTCAGCCTTGGCCAGCTTCTGCATCTTGGTCACGGACTGCGGATCAGAAACTGGCAGCACGTCCATGTCAGCTTCATTGAAGTCGGATTGCGGGTTGACGCTCGGATCGTCAAAGAACGCGGTGTATTCCTCTGGCGTGACGTTCGCCGCATTGAGCCGGCCGCAGATGCCGAATTCATGCTTCAGCGTCCGGTGAATGCGCTTGTAGATTGAGGTGAAGACCTGCAGGCCCTGCTCAATAAGCGCCAGTGTCGTGGTTGGCGAGGCGTTCTTGCCCTGCCCTTCACCGGTGAGCACGTCCTTAACCGCGGCCACTTCCTTGCCCATGTCGATCATGAGGCCTAGGAGGTTGAACAGAACCGCGCTCGGCTCCTTGTAGGTCATTGGCATGACTGCCTGATTGAGCGGCACAGTGGTGTTCAGGATGCGCCACTCGCCACGCTCAAGCTTGATGTTCTTTTCTTTGACGCCAAGCACCGATGAAATCAGCCCGCCCTGCATGTTGGCCATGTGGCCCGCATCAAGCAGCTGGTTCAGCGTGGAATTGATGGTCTCGTTCGTGCTGGAGAGCAGCCAGCCGAAGCCCAAGCCATAGAACCCGCCTTCTGGGTTGGGCATGAACTGGTAATGCACGAAGTAGTCTTGACGGCGAATGGCAGCGACACGGCCATCATTGCCGATGGTCACTGTGCCCTGGTTGTAGTTGGCGACGATGCGAACAACCTTAGCGGTCGCCTTGTGTATCGTGACGATGTAGGGCTCGGGATAGCCGTCTTCGTCCAGATCAAGCAGCCGATGCTGCTCAAGGAATAACTGCGGGCCGTCATCATCGGTCTGAGTGGCGTTCTCGCCCGATGCATTGGTCTTCTGCTCATCGTCTGAGCCGGTGTTTTGATACTCAAAAGCCAAGAACCGACCATCACGAATGCGCTCTTCGATCTCGTATGGATAGAGGCGCAGCTTTTCAGTGAACCGCGGTGTGGCCTCAAGGGACGAGGCGCGGAAATTTACTACAAAGTCCGCAGCCGTCACCAGCTTAGACCGATTGCGCTTTAGCCCCGGGTCATACCAGAACTTGCGGAACACGCTGCCAACGATTGGAAGCATGATCAGGATGCGGTCGGTGTCCTCTTCCCATTCAGGCATGCCCTGAAGGAGTTGGTCCGACATGAACTCGCCAACACGATCAGCACGGGCGGCTTTGAGACCCTGCTCATCCCTGCCCCGCACCTTGACCTTGACCACACGGTCAGGCGGCACAATGGCGGGATAGGCGCGCGCATTGAACTGCAGCGCTGCTGTGGTCAGCAGGGGAAACTTGATGTTCGCTGCGTTTTCGAACGGGTAGTTCTTTTCCTCTGAAACCAACATAGCCAGTTTCAAAGATTCTTCGTTCTTCTTGAGCCATTCCTTGCGGCTGGACTCGTCTAGCTCGTAGTCCTCGACAGCACGAGCCGAGATGGCCGAAAGGCTGTTCTTGCCGCCTTCTGGGGCATCTAGGAGCGCTTCAGCAATGTTCGGCATGGACATGATAGCAAACAGGATCTGCTCACCGGACATGTCATTGGTCGCCGCGGCATCAGCCACAACAACATCCACGTCTTCATCGGGCGTAACCATGCCCGTGCCGACCTGCGGCACATCCGTTATCACAGCATCAATCATCTAGTAACCTGTGGTGCTGGAACGGGATTGGTTGCGGTTGTCGTAGTCTTGATAGTCGTCGTCTTCGTACATGAAGACAGGCTCTGCAAAGGTGAGCGCTACAGCGTCCCACTCGTCTGGGGATCGGACGCCCCGTGATCGCATGTCGTCTTTGCTCTCAAGCTGCAGACGTGTGTGGCTGTCGTACTTGTAACCTGGCGAGCAGGCGTCGGCTTGGAGGCTGTCTTCGTCTGGAATGTCCACACCAGCTACGTCCTGCAGCCATTCCTTGGACTTCATCCACATTTCCGCGCGACGGTTCAAAGGCCCGCCACTGGGTCTACCCTTATGGTCCATTGGGGCGGGCTCAAAGGGCGAGGAGCCAAAGTTCACGGCTCGAACAACATCGCCGTAACCCATCTCCACCAGCCGGTCATAAACCCCAGCCCCTACACCACCTACGTCGATGAACATTCGGGCTGGCTTGTGGTAGTCTAAAGCCCATTTCGCCCAACCGGCTCCCTGCATGGTGTCAAGCTTGGCCTTGCTTTCCACCTTGTGCAGTTTGCGCCCTTGCCGAAATGCCATTGAGTGCCGGTCCGATCCCTTCCATGCAGGATCGTACCCGATCACTAGGGCGCCAGAGGCAGGAGCCTTGTTCTTGCGGGCCTTGATAATGAGTTCAGGCGCTATAAAGCTGTCGTGGCCCGTCATCTGGAAAGCCTCCGCAGCGGTGGCAGGATATTCCTGCATAAACAGCATCGGGTCTTTCAGTTCGGCAATCTTGTTGCGCCGCCAAACCATCTGATCGAGATTGAGCCCATAGGCTTCGGCGTAGATCGTTTCGTCGTCGTCAAGGGCAAAGCCCTGTGGCACTGGACGGGCATATTCTGGTTGCCAAAACCAAGGCACGAACACCGCAATGTAGTCGCCTATGCCGGCCTCTGCCTGCTGCCAGCGTTCGTGGAACTCACCGCCGACGCCGTTAGCCGTGCTTTCGAGGATTATCTCTGTGCCTGGCAGATCAGGGATGGCTTGCACGACGCCTGCAAAGTGGGTCGGTGCGTTAGGCCAGAAGGCTACCTCAGAGCCGTGGAACAATTGAACGGTTTGTGACCGCCCGACTGCCTTAGAACCGGCTGTGCCGACCGCGTAACCACTTTCTAGGCGGTCAAAATAGAGTTCCTTGGCATTGGAAGCGCCAGTTGATGGTTTCACCAGACAGGGGCAATGCTCGTGATACCGCTCAACCATGCCGAACAGGTTGTTCGTGGCTTCCTGCTCATGGGTCAGGATGAAACAGCGCAAACCTTTGTTATGCGTGGTGCGATGGTAAAACCGACCACCGATATAGGTGGAGATACCTTGTTGACGCCCTTTGAGGACCAAGGCTCTAACCTTGCCAGTCGCTTCCTTCTGAGCCTCTAGTTTCCCATGCAGATACAACTGCGCGGGGTTGAGGCTGAACGGTTCAATCGCCCCGCTCTTGGATCTGATCTTTAGGCACTTAGCGCTGTAGTGGGGGTAGTCGTCGCGCAGCCGGCGCCTGATCGCCTTCTCCCTAGTCGTCAAGCTCATCGAGTGCGTCCTCATGCGGGACAATGGCTAGGATGCCGCTATGGTCGATAGCCGCTAGCTTTGGATGTACATACGGCGCAGCGGCTTTGGCCGCTTCAAACCGCTCGTCTGAGTTCTTTGTCTGATCGCGCAGGATGCCAAGCATGTAGTCCAACGGTGTTAGACCGCTGGCTAGGATTGCCGCCGTGGCCTCCTGTGTGCGCTTGGTGATTGCCCCTGGCTTGCGACCGGCGCCCGGGCGTTTGCCGCCACGTTCTGCCATTTGATTTACCTTTGATTATTTTCAGCTATTCAAACGATCAGCGAACTACCCGCTTCACATACGCCGCCATGTCATCATCGCTGTTGAGTTCGGCTATTGCTTTCCGCTCAGCTTTGATTGTGCGACCATCAGAAAGCTTGATCGCTACGCCTGTGGAACTGCCAGTCACGCTGCTGATGGCTGCAGGCGCAACAGCATCGCGGAGAGCGTCAAGGAACTCGCTGCCCTTCATTCAGAGATACCCGAGCAACAGCAGGATCAGCAGCACAACGACCAGCAGGCCTATGATGCCGCTAGGCCCATATCCATAGCCGTGCCAATTGGGTATGCCGACGAACAGGAGGATGACCAGCAATACGATGATGATCGTCATGGCTTACTCCGATGTAATAAGGTCGAGCGGGCGACATTGGCTAATGGGTCCGATATTGGATAATCGCCGCGCTCGATGGGGGAAATTTGTGCGATAAAAAGAAAGCGCGGGGAGTGAACTCAACCCGCACGGCCCGAAGGTAGCGCCTGAAACGAAGGCCCCCTTGCGTTCAACCGCAAATCACTTGCGGGTAAATCTATGCTATTTCGCAGCATAGTTCAAGCGGCTACCTACTCTCCGTAGGGATGCAATCGATGGAGAAGCGCACGACACGCCAAGGCGGTTCTACGATCAGCCCCACGTTCTTTCATGCTCACAACTGAATTGGCGGAAATATCGAGCTGGCGCGCGCACTCAGCATCAGAACGCGCTAACCCTGCGGCCTTCATCTCTGCGAGCCAGTTTACAAAATCAGGGCCGGTCATAGTTCTTCCTTGGGTGCTGGTAGATAGTGATTGCCCCAGCGACGATATGGCGAATAGCCGGAGAAAATCCATCCATCCATTTCGGTGCTGTTGCGACCTTCCTTGGACCACTCGTGACGCTGAAACCAGTAGCCGCCACCGCATCTGCATATCCATACACGGTAGCCCGTCACGCTTGTTGCTGGCCCTGAATAAGGCGTCCAGCCCGACACGCGGCAATCTGCGTCAGCAAAGTCTGTCGGCTCTAGGTTCTTCTTGAGCAGCACGGCCCGCCCTCAACTGATGAGAGCGGAGATGCCACGGAAGGTCTTATACTTTGCTTCGATCTCGGCAAGGCTCCAGAAGGTCTTGCCGATAGAGCGCCAAGCGCGGGCCGCTGCATTGTCTGCGCTAACCAGCCAGTAACCGGCTTCCATCTTTACCAGCGTCAGTTCGGTGCCCTTGCCGTTGTTGGCGGTGTAGGTGTTTGCTGCGGTCTGGATGATGGTTGCCATTTGTCGATCTCCTTGTTTGTGAGATCAATCTATCCAAGTAGGTTGTATGCGTCAAGCACTAAATACAAGCTAATTGGATATCAAAGCAGCCTTTTGTCGATGTGGCTTGTAGGTCAAGCAGCTTCTACTTGCCCCGGCTCCATCTCCACAGCCGTCAAGCGCCCGAAGATTTCCGTCATTACCAACAAATGCCCGCGCCCGTTAACATTGGTGACTTCGCCGCCGAACGCTATGAACGGGCCTTCGTTGATCCGTACCTTGGAGCCAACGGGAAATTTCATGCGGGTTGTTTCGCGCTTGGTCTTACCGATCTCGCGACGATGGAGCTTTCCGGCGCGTGTCTCATCAAACGCAAAATCCCGTTCTGCTGCCTTGATGGCGTTCAGTGCCTTCTCCTCGCCTCCGCTGAGCGGCAGGGGAAGCCCTTGGTAGCCGAGAACATGTTCCACGCCCTCACAGCCCCGGATAATGCCCCACGGCGTCTGTTCGCGGCTCAGCGCGCCGGTATCAAGGAAGATGTAGCGGGGAGCTAGGCGCATCTCGTGCTGCACCCAAATACGCTTGCGCCGGTTGAGCCGCTCGAAGCGCTGCCATGGGGCATAGGTCGCAAAACCAGCATTGCGGAGGTTGCGCTCGGCTTTATCCTCGGCTTTGATATTCGTTCGAACAACGTAGATCGCCATATGTCTTGCCCCTTGTATTGAGTGGATAGGAAGGAGGGTTAGGCGGCTGGTGCGCCGATCTTGTTAAGGACATGCCGTAGCTTGGGAGACGGCAGAACGCCGCCGTCCACGTAGTCCCAATCCATGGCACCCATCACAACTTCTGCAATTCGAGCCCTCTCTGAATTGAGCAGGCCTTGAACAGCCAAAACCAAAGCGTTGAATACCTCTGGCTCACCAGCTTCTGCCCAACCGGCTAGTTGCTTACGAATGTCTGCCAAATCGCTCATCTCATGCGCTCCTTGCGCTTCGTTCTGCTTGGATGGCGTCGATGACTGCCACGATGCTGATCAGCAGATGATCGATGGCGACTGGCGAGCCGATGTTGAACTGCACATGGTCGCGCACTTCCAGAAGATTGGCCTTGATGGCGTCCAGTGTCGGGGCTTTCTCAGGTTCTTTGCCGATGCTCATGGTGTTTCCTTGCTGTTGTCTGGGTTATGCTCTCTGCAATAATGCCGCCCAGCCAATCGGGCATCCTTGCGGTCTATTGCTTGGCCTAGATGCCCATCCATGCCGAACGGTGCATAAGCGGTGCAGCCAGGTTCATCGCATCGCGCAACTGGCTTGAGGTTGGGGCCGGACTTTTCGAATTTGACTGGCATTATGCGGCCGCTCCCCGGATCAGTTCAGGCGGAGCTTCGCAGCCTGGATCGCCAGGGCGTGGTCCCCAAGCCATCGGCCAAATATCATCGGTGTAGAAGGCGTGAACCCGTTTTAGCCAATCAACCGCTGGCGCCTGCAGTTTCGCAGGAATGGCTTGGCGCTCCTGTGTTCGCTGGACAATGATCGTGGCGAAGAACTTCCAGCTCCGGATGGTTGGGCTGGCTTTTTCCCGGATGACAGGCAGGATGTCGGCCTGAAGATCGTAGCCTTGAGCGATCAAGTCAGTTATTGGCCCAATGCCGTAGATTAGGCTCTGATGACATTGGCCGCGAGATGATGCGGCTTCGATCACTTGGCCAAAAACCTGTTTCGCCTCGCCTAGCTGCGAAGCAGTCTGGAATATAGCTTCTGGCTTCTGGGGCTTAACCCCATTGGTTGGGTTTTGGTTATCCGAAGCTCCAATTTCCTTTTGTTTACTTAGAGTTGGGTTGCCGCCGTTCTTCCCATTTTTCCGCGCAATTGCGGACTTCTTCGCCACTCGCGTCATTCGCCTGGAGTAGATCACACCCTTTCCCGTGCGGGAGAATACGCCTGCCGCTTCCAGTTCGCCGAGCAGTTCGGGGATCTGAGCGGGAGGCGCACCTACCAACACGGCAAGCTGCGTGTCTGTCGGAGCGCGACCGGAGACGAGAAGGTGACCGTATGGCGTGGCTTCATGCATAATTGAAACCATCTCAATCCAAAGCCCACGGGCGGATAACCCGCACATCCTAAGCTTGGGGTCAGAACGCCAGTCAGTCGGGTAGAACTTGAGCCAGGGATCGGTCATTCATTATCCCCGATAGATGAGTGCGCAATCGAACAGAACAGGCGCACATCATCGGTGGCGCCGTTGCGGTTCTTGCGGATAAGGAACTCCATTTTCCAGCGCGCATCGCGGAGCTTTTCGAAATCTGCATCGGCTTGCTGGTTGAGGTAGTATTCCTCGCGGTAGAGGAAGCCTATCACATGAGCGTCCTGCTCGATTTCACCGGACCAGCGAAGGTCGGACATAACGGGCCGCTTATCGTCGCGTTTTTCGACTTCGCGGGACAACTGGCAGAGCAGCACTACACAGCAGTCGAGTTCCTTGGCAAGCGCACGAGCCCGTCCAGAGACTTCCCCGGCTTCCGCTACCTTGTTCCCGGCATAGCGGTCAGAGGGCGTTACGAGCCCCATATGGTCGATACAGACCACTCCAAGCCGTACCCCTGCCCCGGCCATCTCGTTCTTGACCCTGCGGGCCTTGGCGGCGATCTGGGCAAAGGTCAGACGCGCACTGTCATCAATGTGCATTGGGATGTTGAACAGGTCTTGCGCGGCCTCATAGACCGACTGCTTTTGCTCGTCGTTCAAATTGGCTTTGAGGATGTCGCCATACTTGGGCGCATTGAGCGACTGATGGGCGTCCGACACCATGCGGGCGGCTATTTCCTGCCGGGTCATCTCCAGCGAGAATATCGCTACGCCAGTTCCCGCCGCCGCTGTCCGGCGTAGCGATGAACACATGAACGCAGACTTGCCCATACCGGGGCGCCCAGCGATCACATAGAGCTGGCCTGGACGATAACCGTTCAGTTTGGCATCAAGAATGCGAACGCCGGTCGTAGCGCCGCGCTGCTTGTCAGGGTTCTCGATGTCGGCAATCAGATCGCGCCCTGCCCCGCCGATACTGGTGCCCGCCTTCTCGGATTTAACCTCAAGGATATGGTCAAGGTCCAGGAGACAATGGCTGGCGAGTTCGTATGGATCGGCTTCAAAGGTCACGGCTGCATCTGCAGTTCGTTGCGCCATGTCGATCAGCGAGCGCCGTGCCCAACGATCCTTCATGTTCGCCACCAGGCTGGGGACGTTAATGCCAGGCAACGCCGCGCCAGAGGCTTTGGCATAGAAAGCGCCACGGCTCATACCGCCCAGATCGAGCGGTAACGCTGCGATCACAGTAGCGGTGGTCAGCCGGTTTCCCGCCTCATGGATGCGCAGGCAGGCTTCGAACATGTATCGAGCGAAAGGGTCGCCAAACCACTCTGGCTTGACGGTATGGGCGAAGCGATCAAACACATCAGGATCGTCAAAGAACGTGCCGAGCAGGGTTAACTCAACATCGGTTTCTGCAAGTACGATCTGGGAGGCTGCATTAGCCACGGCGTTTCTCCAGATCAGAGACAACCTGGTTAGTCAGCTCGCCAATGGTGCGGAAGCTTTCGAAACCCTTGAGAGCCTCGCGCGCGCCTTTAGCCGCCCTCTTGGCGAACTCGGCACGGCGGTCATCATCAGGCATAGACCAAACGTTGGAAGAGTTGGCACCAACATCGTACCCGGCTTGCGTGAGCCGATACCAAACATGCGAAAGGCTGAGATCAAATTCGTTAGCTATTTGGGTGACAGACATGCCGCCCTTGAACATCTCGCCCATCTGCTTGTCGCGCTTGCGATAGTTGACGGCGTTCTCGTGGGTCTGCGGCAATGTCATGCTGCCCCTGCTTCGGTAATCTCAACACGGACAAGGCCACCCTTGATGGGTTCGGCTATGGTGTGAGTTGATTGGAAATGGCGGTCATCAATGCCGAGCGCTTGAGCAATGCCGTCCTGGCTTGCCTTGGCACTGGCGATGCAGTTGTCCTTGTCAGGAAGATGCGCTGTCTTGGGATGATGGAACCAGGACAGTTTCGCCCCAGACCAATCGGGCTTGGCGCCCTTGAGGGCTTCCAGCGTTAGTGCCCATGCAGCCGTGCGAGCGGCCTTGACGGCCTTAGCCTTGGCAAAGCGGTGTGCATATCCGCCGTTAGGCCAAAGAGCCTTGTCAGGCCATGCTAGGGTGATGCGAAGGGTCATGCTGCCGACCGCCAAACGATCAGCTCAGACCCGTTGCGCTCCGATAAGGACGCCACCGAACCAGAGGCGCGGACCTCGTTTGCTATACTGTCCTTGATGGGCGCGCCGGACGATTTCATCCGCCACTTGGCAGCGCCTCCCATCGTCTGCGGCGGGACGCGAACCATAGCGTCATGCAGATATTCGAGAGCATAGAGAACGTCTTTTGTGGTAAGGTCTTTACGCATTTGCGACCGCCTTCGCCTTCTTGGGCAGCTTGGCGACCTTGGCGACATACCCGGCGCGCTTGAGCGTTTCCTTGGCGTTATCAAATCCGTGGACGGGGATGCTGCAGCTTTCGACCTTGGCGCGGGTTGTAACGACAATCTCCAGGGCCCTGGCCACTGCGGCAACTTCCTCGCCAGTCAGCACGAGGTAATCGCCGCTCGGCACGAACTTGATGTGCTTGCGCATGTTGGATGGGGTGTAATCAGGGAAGCGGATGCCGTAGTCCCGGCAATGCGCCTGCAACGTGCTGAGCGAGCGATTGAGCATGCGCCGGTCTGCGCACTGCTCAAGGGTCAGGCCCTTTTCGGCAAGACGCTCAAGCAGGCTCTTGGTGAGGCCATGGAAAGAATTCACGCGCGGACCAGCGGCGATTTCCTGCACAGCGCTCTTGAACATGTCGTAGGTTTCAGTTTGCATTAGCCCCGAACTCCTTTGAGAAGTTTCCGCTTGCCCACGAATGCCGTGAGCTTTTTGGTCGTGCGCCGCTGCTCCAGTTCCACAGCCATGGAGGCTTCGCTCATGCCCTTACGAAAGGGCTTTGGAGAGATCAGGCGGGTTAGAGCGGCTTCATGGGTCTTGTCGGTGTGCATGGTTATTCCTTGTCCCCTCCGCTGGGCTCGTCGGTCGCTTCAATCAGTCGCGCGGCGAAACGGATGGCCTTTGCCAACTCGATATGATCCGCTGCCCGTTGCTCGTGACGCTCCGAGGTCTCCCTCCAGTGAGAGGCGATCCACGAGCGCGCGGACCCCGGCAAGTTCCGCCTCAAGCGCAGCAATGCGTTCCGCAAAGGCCCTATCCGATGCAGCATTGGCCTCTTCTTTCCGCCCGATCAGGGCTTTGATCCGAACCTCTTCATCCGCCCTGAGACGAGCGGTTTGTTCGGCTTCGTAGATGGACTTAACGCGGCGCTCATTCATCCCAAGCAGTGATGCGAGCCTGGCCTTGCGCCATTTGTGGTTCATCGTCGGCCATCGCTGACCGGCGTAAACTCGAAGATCGGTGGCAACGTCCATTGTCACGTCACGAGCCTCTGACTTGTCCTGCATTCCCAATTAATTGACCTCGCTTGCGGGCATTTATTGAACCAGCAAGTGAAGTTGCTTTGGAAAGGACAAGACGATGGGAATGGAGCCGATCAGCCGGGATTTGTATAAGCTGCTGATGGCTCAGGGGTTGAGCGCAGACCGGACGGCAATCCGGAAAGCGCGCAGAAGGAAAGCGACGGGCGCGCCGGTTACAGCGCACACCGTCGAGGTGCGGACGGCACAGGGAGGGTTCAACCGTCCGATATATTTGGCGTGGAGCAATCCAGCGGCCATAGGAGGACGCACCGGCAAGATGCGCCGTCCTATGCTCGCCGTGGTGAAATGACAGAGGTACGGCGCGGATGGCCTTGGAAGACCCTGCCCATGTCGCGCCCGATATGGTTGCCCCGTGGTCGCGCATTAGAGCGGGCCCGTTCCAAACCAGATCATCGCCAAGACGATGACCAAAGCCGCAAGGTACATGCCGCCAAAGGTGACAACGAAGGCAACGCGGTTCATGGCGCACCAATCGACAGGACAACGCCAACGCCAACCAAATAGGCTGTTAGGCAAATCACCCATGCTGCAATGGCGGCGCCCAATAGGGTCCAGCCGCGAGGACGGGTGTAACGGTGAAGGGCTGAGACTAGGGTTCTCATCATCCCATTCCGATCGCGTTCATGTAGAGCTTCAGGATTGCCTCTTGCTCTGCTCGCTCGTTGGCGTCCTGCTTGCGGATTTTGACGATGAGCTTGAGAACCTTGGTGTCGTAGCCGCGACCCGCCGCCTCAGAGAAAATCTCCTTGATGTCAGCTCCTATCGCGGCCTTTTCTTCTTCCATGCGCTCTATGCGGTCTATGAACTGGCGCAGTTCGTCGGCGGCTACGGTCGCGGTGCTGCTGTCGCTATCGTCTCGATAGTTCATTCAAGCCTCCGAATTATTTTTTGTGTGAGCAGCGTTCACATCGCCAGCGCGGTGCTCTGCAACCATCTTGCGAGCGGCAATCACTTCCATTTCTCGCTCTGGGTTCCAGAAACCGCAGTCGCCAGAACCGGCAAGCTCGACGTAGTGCTTGGTCATGTCATCAAGGCAATCCACAAGATCGCGGTGCGCCTCTGCCTTCGCAGCCATAATGGCGATGTAAGCCCCCCTGATCATGCTTGTGGCGTACCAGCCAACCGACGCCATAGCCTCGGCCGCATTCACCCAAGTTTCAGGGTCAACATCTGCCGGAACGAAAGCAGGCTTGGTCTCTCCGCTCATGGCGTCTCAGCCCCATGATGGTGTGGAGTGTCGTCAAGCGCGACGAGCTTGCATCCGGCAGCAGTAGCGAATGTGCGCCGACAATTGCGGGCCTGATCCATCGTGCCTTCCCACGCATGAGCGCGGTTAGTGGTGAGCTTGGACGCGGACCAGTGCAGGTATTCGCCCCCTGCTCTCAGATGGTATTTCGCTACCTTAGCCTTATGGAGGGCAAGGGCTTCGGAGGCATGGGCTGCAACAGCATTGCGGGCAGTGAATGGGCCGCTCATGACGCTTGCGCCATGTCTTGGGATGGCACGGGGTGAGACTTCAGGAAGTCCTCCAGCGTGATGAGCTTGTCCCGCGCTTTGGCGGCGTCGATCAACTTATGCCAGTGCTCTTGGGGTATCTGGCCGCGAATGCGCCATCCCTGAACGGTTGTTACAGGGCGTTTGATCGCCTTGGCCGTACCGGCGAGACCGCCGAATTTGCCAATGACGTAATCCGCCGCGCTTATGGTTTGGGTGTGATCATCGTGAGCCATAATTTCTTATACGCATGGTGCGTACGAATGTCAAACGTGGAATGCGTATGAACGTACGTGCACAAATGCCGCCTATGGAAAGCACGGCAGAAGCCATCACAGATCGCGTCAATGAGCTGCGTATTCGCTCTGGGCACAGCATGCGCAGCATGGCCTTGGCGATGGGCTATAAGAACGCTTCCAGCATCCAGCGCTACATGAGCCCCGATGAATATAAGGGCGGCTATCTGCACCGCGATCTTGTTTCAAAGATCGAAAGTGTAGTTCTCGGCAAGGGCGTCCCGCCGATCACTCGCGAGGAAATCTGGGAGCTTGCTGGACCGGAGTTCGGGACCGAAGCGGCAAAGCCCGAAGGTGTGGTCACTGTCCCAAATTTCGGTCGGCGCGATCTGCCAGTGATGTCGGCGGCAATGGGTGGTGACGGGCATGTCATCATTACCTTTGAGCCGATGGAGTACGTGGACCGCCCTTCGTACCTGGAGCATGTTCCAGACGCTTACGCGGTCTATATTGTTGGCGAGTCTATGTACCCTGCTTACCGACCGTCAGATATTGCCTATGTGCATCCAAGGCTCCCGCCAGCCAAGGACACAGACGTTGTGCTGTTTCATACCCCACCGACAGCTAATGCCGAGTGCATCATCAAGCAGCTCAATGGTTGGGACGATAGACAATGGCACCTAGAGCAGTTCCGTCCAGCCGAGCAATTTAAGGTCGACCGTATCGACTGGCCGATCTGTCACCGCGTCCTCGGAAGGCACAACCGGCGCTAAGTCAGCCGGGATCATATCAGCCAGGTACTCCGGCACCGTGCCGTGCACGGCCAAGAACTCCGGCGCACCATAATCGTCAAAATCATTAGCGGCTCGATAGAAGGCAATGGCCCCTGCCTTCTTTTTGGCTAAGCGCTGCGCAGTCCGCACCGCCTGATCCTTCGTCTTACAGATCAGCGGCGCATCTTCCATCAACGCGCCCCGACCACTGCGAGCAAACGTCTGCACGGCGAAATAGCTCATCTCCGGCTCCTGCCTTTTCCTTAGCCCCTGCGACAGTCTGACTCACCTTGAGAGAACAAATCAAGAACGATTTGATTCGTTTTTGTCGCATGTGGAAAAGCTGTGCAAAACGAATGCGTACGTTTTTTGCGTTCACCCACTTGCGTCGTACGTTTTATGCGTATAGGGTAGTTTTCATCAGAACGAACCAGCCACCCGGCAACAGCCGATCACGGCTCCCGATGGAGAATGCAGATGAACCCAGTAGCCAAGCTCAATCAATTGATGAAGGCCAGCGACAAGGCAGAGCGCGTCATGATGCGTGGTGCCGAAGCTGATGCCTGCACCATTCGCGGTCAGGAAGGCGTCAACTATTTGGCGTGGTGTGCTGCCGCCGATGCAGAGCGCGCTCACCGCGAGGCTCACGGTTGGGATTACGCCTCCACTGGCAAATATAATTACAAGCCACGGTTGGCTGCGTAATGGTGGCAGATCAGGAAATCTCTGAGCGACTGAAAGGGTGGGCGCGCAGCGCCTTCCCTCAGTCCACGAACAACTCGTCCGCCATGGCCGAGTGGGTCAAGCGCATCTTGGATCTGATGCGCAAGGTCGAACCAGCCGAATACGGCGAGGTCCATGCCGGAGTGTTCTCAGTGCCCACGCCGGACCTGATGCCGGGCGGCGATGTGCTGGCCCGCCTTTCGGTCTTGTACCGCAGGTTGGACGAGGAGGGCATGCACGTGCAGGCCAACACCGTCAGCCTTGCCATGGACGAGATCAAGCGCCTTCGCGCCTAACCCCATCCCCCGGAGAACGGCACATGTCCACGACCGAAAAAGCCGAGATTGAAGCCTTCGCCCATCTGTCCACTGAGGACATTAGCGCTGAAGTTGATTGTCTGGCTTCAATCCACAAGGGCGCTGAATACTGCCTCTCCACGCCAAGCTCGGTAGCTGATGCAGACGCTACCAAGCTGTTCCGGTTCCGCCGTGAGTTGGACCGGCGCTTGCGGGCCAAGATCGAAGCCGACGATGCGGTGAGCAACGCCATTATGGCTCGGTTGCCGGTGATCCATGCAGAGACAGCAGCAATGTGGGCGATGGAGGCTGCAGAATGAGCGCACAGCACACAACAGGGCCATGGGAAGCCAGAACGTTCCTTGTAATGGGTGGTCGTGAGATGCGCGATCGCATCTGCCATGTCGGCACGACAACCAGCCTCGTCCCGTCGCGCTCTGGGGAGACGATTGCCAATGCCCTGCTAATCGCTGCGGCGCCTGACATGTTGGCGGAACTCTATGCACAGCTTGACGGGCTTGAGGACGATATCCGGTGGGCTGATGGCGGGGAATTAGAGCGCCTGACGATCCGGCGCGATGCTGTTCAGGCAGTCATTCGGAAAGCCGAGGGCAAGTAAATGGCCTCGCACCAGATCGGCTCCGGTCGCGCCCTGTTCGCCCTGCCTCAAGGCCGTTTCATCTACGCAACCAAGCCTCTCCAGCCATTGCCCACGATAACAGGGCCGATGACACAGCTTGAGACGCACAGATTTCTCAGAACTGGGGCTATGCCCAAGCAGAAGGAAGCTGCCAATGGCTAAGAAGCGCTTCGAAATCGCCTCCTTCAAGGTTTGGCTGGTGGAGCGCGGGGCAATTCTGTTGTCTCCAACAAACCCATACGAGGTTTTGCGGGTCGATACCGCCGAAGGCCTGTTCGTAGTCTACCAGAACAAGGCGGGCAAACAAACATGGCCGATGGGCATTGATGCGATCCGCTCCGCCTATCTTGATGGACGCGATGTTCCTTTGTCTCCGGATCAAAAGCAGCGGGTGCGACTACGCCACCAGATTGAGGCTCTAGCAGCGCGGGATGGTCTCTTCTGTTGGTTTTGCGAGAACGGCTTTCTGTCCGTCGATAGCCGTGAAATCACGATTGAGCACTTAGTTTCAGTCGCTCACGGCGGACCGCATCACGTGTCCAACCTCGTGCTTGCCTGCCCTGATTGCAACGGCGAGGCGGGCCTGCTGTCGGTGGCGGAAAAGGTGATGTTGCGGGACGCTAAGCGCAATGTCGCGCCTTCCGCCTCAGCCAAACCCAAGGAAGCCCACCATGCGTGACTGGCTTCACCACCACCCTGCATCCTTCTGTTTCACCATCGCTCTATTTCCCCTTTCCATAATCCTGATGATCGGAGCCTGATATGAACCAGATCGCACAACTCAAAGCCGTGCAGGTCTTGCAGCCTGTAGCCGGTCAACTCTCCATCGCTCACATGCATGCGCTCAATCTGGTGGATCATTGCTACCGCGCTTCGATCCAGACCGAGGGCAGCGAAGCTCGTCACGCCAATGTTCGCGCCGCTGTTCTCGACATGCAGGAAGTAGCGAAGCGCCTTGGGTACGAACTGGTTCCGGCAAGGAGCGCTCGTCATGGCTGACTACCTGCAGATGGACGCAAGCAAGCTCGCAGCAGAAATCCAGCACATGCTGGCAGTATATCCAGAGATTAAGGAAGACGAAGATTTGCGCCTCGACATGATCGAGGGGGAAACCGACTTCAAGCGGCTCATGTCAAAGCTGGTGCGTATCCGCAAGGAAAAGCTGGCTGATGCAGACGGGCTCGGCACGTACATTGATGAGCTGTCCGAACGCAAAGCACGTCAGGTGCGAACAGCCGATGGCGTGAAATCTCTGATGCTGTCGCTAATGAGCGTGGCGGACGTGCCAAAGCTTACACTGCCAGAGGCAACTGTCAGTGTGGCTAAGCCTCGCGTCAGCGTTGAAGTCACCGATGTTGATGTGCTGCCGCAAGGCACGTTCACAACCGTTCGGAAGCCGGACAAGAATGCCATCAAGTCCTTGCTTGAGGCAGGCGATGATGTGCCTGGAGCCGTGCTTAAATCGGGCGACCCAATCCTAACAGTGAGGGTGGCATGAGCAAGTTAGATCCTCGCATTGAGGCGATCCGCGACAAGTACGATTTGGCGGCGACTGACTTCTGGGAACTGCCACAGAAGAAAGGCACATGGGTCGCCAAGCATGCCGCTCTGGAGATCGTCGCCGTCAAGGCGAACATCGTTTGGTCCATGCCGCAGATCGTTGAAGCGAATGGCGCTGATGGCATCGCTGCAATGATCGTTGCCGGGACCATGGGCGACCGAACTGAGTGGGCGACTGGCGAGGCAAGCCCGAAGAACAACAAGAACGCCTATCCGTGGGCTATGGCTGAGAAACGGGCAAAGGACCGCGTTGTTCTAAAGCTCAGCGGGATTGGTGGGCTCGTTTATTCCGAGGATGAGGCTGACGATTTTAAGCAGCCAGAGCAGCGCACAACCGATCAGCGCAGCGAAGCTGGACGCCGCGAAGTCGAGAACCAAGGGCGCGCCGAGCGACACCGCCAGACGATCATCAAGGCGAAAACGCTGGAGCAACTACAGGACGCGTTCCTGATTGCCAAGGCAGACAAGTCTCTGACGAAGCAAGAGGCAGAAGATCTGATAGCGGCCAAGGACGCCCGCAAGGCTGAACTCACCAAGCCCGACGTGCCACCTAACTTCGATGCACTCGACAAAGACATACCATTCGGGGGCGAACGAAGCCCTGCCGAATACCTCAGAGCATAACCTTAACCAGCGCAGGCCCCATGCTCGTCAAACAGCATGGGGCGGGAGCTTCAAATGTCCAAAGACATCCTCGCCCTCACCTACTCCGACATTAAAACCGTCAAGACGCGCGGCTGCTTTCAAATTGTTCTTGAAGGGCCGATTGAGCAAATGGAAGCGGCGATGCAGTTGCTAGGCGCTCCCAACCCCAAGGTTGAGCGCTGGGTCGCGGTTGCCTTGCTCAAGGAAGCCGCTGCCGAGGTTAAGGGCGGCAAGAACGCTCAGATGGCTGGCATCATGGCTGGTGAGGTCGCGTTTCATCAGTTCGCAGGCGTAAAGACTGCAGACGAGGCAGCACAGTACATCCGTGATTATTGCGCTGTGGAGTCACGTCGGTTTCTAGACCATGACGACGAAGCGGCCCGCAAGTTCCTCGCCCTCAAAGCCGACTATGATTTCTGGCTGAAGGATGCGGCATGATGCGTAAGCTCTCTTTTGTCGAAACCAATGCAATCAGATGGCTGGCCAAGAACGGACCTTACTGCCCAGGGGACCAAGCCCAAACGGACGCTGGCAAGCAGGTGAAAGCCATCCTAGATGGGCTAGTGCGCAAGCGCTGTGCTGTTGCTGAAATGACCGACGATGGTCCTGCCTATCATGCGGTGGCGTCATGAGCCAACGCCGCGAACCAATTCGCAGCCGCGAGTATTTGGACGGGAGCAAGGGGCAGACCTGCGTTTTTGCCATCCCGAACGTGTGCACCGGTGGGCCAACAGTCTCCTGCCACCTGCACGACGAGACGTTCGCCATGGCAAAGAAGGCAGATGACACATCGACCGGCGATGGTTGCATGGCCTGCCACGACGCAATGGATGGCCGCAGTGTGGTCCTAAGCGAACGGGACTGGCTGTTCTATGCCTTCCGGGCGCTCCAACGCACTATCCGACGCCGCATTGAGCAGAAGATTTTGCGCCTCAAGTTGGACGCGCCAGCCCAACCAAAGCAGTCCAAACCGAAGTCTGAGCGCCAGCCATCCAGGCCAATGCATTCGCGCGGCTTCGGCCCCTCAGCAAGCCGCCCCATTCCCCAGCCAATCGATCCTTGGGGCAAGTCCCGCAAGGCAAAAGCCAAATCGGAGACGGTTCAATGACCCCCACCCCTTTATCAGTTGATGCGCTACGAGGGCTGCTGGACAATGGCTAAGAACAAGAAATCTCGCGCTCGTCATATTGCTCACCCGACACTGGAACAGCGGCGCTCAACGTTCGGCCCTTTGATGCTTGGGAATTTCAAAGTTCCCGAGTTCGACGGCATTGCGGCAGTCTTTGGTGCTCGTATCAAGGACTACCCCGAGCGCAAGTCGATCCCTACGGTTGAGCATAAATTCAAGGATGCTTTCAGCGACCTTTTCTTCCGGGGAGGCAAGCTTGCTGACCATGGCCTAAAGCTCAAAAGTGGCATCGACCACGCAGCAGCGATGACGGCGATAAGAGCTTGGATGACCAGCTTCGATCCGCAACACGAACATAAGGAAGAAACCGTCGCGTGGGCGCTTTCTGAGTGGTGCGAGCCCGTTGCGAACCCCTCCGCACCCACCCTCATTTCGGAGCTTACCCCATGAACAGCATAGAGGCGGTCAGTGATGCACGGCTGAGTGAGATGCTCGCGGCATTGCAGTTGCCAATCGGCGCGGCAGTGCTCACCGGAAAGGACTTGTCAGACGTTCGGCAAGCCCTCATCGCCCTCCAATCCCTGCGCTCTCCAATTCAGGGAGAGGTGAAGGCGCTGGAGTGGCAGGGCAGCGAAGCTAGATCAGCAGCGGGCAATCTCTATTCGGTGTGCCGGTTGAGCGATGCCGTTTGGCAGCTTCGCTGGAATGGGACCGACCTTCCCGGCTGGTATTCATCCAAGGAAGACGCCCAAGCTGCCGCGCAGTCTCATGCCCTCTCATCCCCCGCGCCAGAGCCGATAGCAGAGGCGGTGGCTTGGCGACCAATTGAAACTCACTCGGATCACTTCGGTGTACTGGTGAGCAGGACGCCCGACAAGTACATCTATGGCCCCCTTGCGGCCTTTCTCGATGTGACTGGTGTGTGGCGCGTTCTGGGTAGCGAAGGCGGCATGACCGAACTGCCGTTTGAGCCAACACACTGGCAACCGCTGCCACTCCACGTTGGCGCCTCCCAACCAGCCCCGAAGCCCGAAGCGGTTAGCAATGAAGCCGTGGAGCGAGCCTTGAAGGCTTGGTTTCACCCCATGATGCCGCCCGAGGATGAAGACTATTCCAACGACATGCGCCGCGCCCTCAACGCCGCTCTCAGCACTAATAGGAGCGAGACAATATGAGCAAGTATCAGATCACCTTGGAGGTGGATGACGTCATGCTGTTCGACATGCTCCACAAAATGCAGGGTGACACCAAAGCGCTTGGATCGCGGCTCGCGGGTCTGCTGCTCACTGGGGAAATTGGGACCATCGATGCCATCGGCATGGCTGTTTATGGCGTCACTCACGTAGAGACAACCCCCGCCATCACCGCCCAGCCAGAAGAGAGCCAGAGATGAGCGTGGAGCTATTGCCATGCCCGTTTTGCGGCATGGATGAAGCCGAAATAACCGACACTATGCCCGCAGGAGCATACTGGTGCCAGTGTGCCCACTGCGGCGCAGAGACCGGGAGTTCCCCTCGCCAGTCCGAAGCCATTGCCGCGTGGAACTCCCGCCCCATCCCTGCGCTAGAAGCAATGGGGGAGGTAGACGCTGTAATTGCAAACTTGCGTAGCGATGCCGCCCAACTTTTGCGCATGTCGGAAGCAGCGAAGTTTGGCGAGGAGATTTCGGTTCGGGTCAAGTCACCAGACTTACTCGTCTCCAATATGATCCGGGCCGAAGCCCATATCGCCAATCTCATCACCCGCCTCCAAGCCGCAGAGGCCAAGAACCAGGCGTATGCCGAGGCGGCTAAGAGTGCAGTTGAGCAATATTTAGCAGCGATGAGAGAGGCGCATGCGACCGGCGATGACGGTTCTGGCTATGCGTCAGCGGGAAGCTATTTTTCAACGGTAGCTAATCTGCCCGAGTTCGTATTCGCCACCCTCCAACAGGGAGCCAAGCCATGAAGGAAGCAGAGCAAACCGAGGTCTATGTGCTGGCCGCTTCATTAATAAAATCGGAGCCAGGGAAAAGCATACATAGCCTCATGCAGGGCTATCGAGTGGCAAGGTCAGAGGACGAAGCCAAAGGTTCGTTCATCTCAAGCGTCATGGAGGAAAAGCCGGAGTTCGCGATTTCGCAGCTTCTGTGCATGGTCGTCCCTCGCGCCGCTCTATCGGTGCGCCCATGACCTCCCCACATGGTCTTGCAATACTGGCGCTGCCTCAGATGGGGGATGGTCATGGCACACCGTGACGATAAGCGCATGGTTGTCGCCTTAGTGTATGGTGAGTTTCACCTTCCCGAGACAAAGCGCCGTGAGGGTCCGATTTGGTGGAAGCCAATGCAGAACTTCAGAAACCGAGTCCTGTCCTTCTATCAAACGCATCCTGGCTGTTCCCCAGAGGAGTGCGCCCAAGCCTTGGGTATCAGCCGCAAGACGGTCTACCGGCACCTACGGAGATTTCGCGCCGAATGGGCCATGCAATCCGAACGGAAGGACGCAGCATGACCCGCACTCCGTTGCCAATTCGCATCGCAATACTAGCACTATCTCTATCCATTATATGGCTGGGGACGGCTTGGAAGGGAGAAGGGGCATGGTAGCTCTGCTCACACCAGCCCAGGTGGCCGAGGAACTGTGCATCTCAGATCGCCAGCTTCGGAAGTTGACCGCGAAGGGTGATCTGCCCTTCATTGACGTGGGGATCGGGAAACGCGCTGCGCCCCGGTTCGACCCCAGCGACGTGCAAGCGTTCAAAGCCGAACGTAGGAGGCTATTATCCCCGTCTTCAAAAGACCCGGCCAGAAAACGTACAGCTACGATTTCCGGTTCAAAGGTGACCGATATTCAGGAGCTACTACTGCAACGTCGAAGCCTGAAGCCCTCGCCATCGAAAGAGCCGAGCGCAAAAAGGCAGAAGTTGCAGCAGAGAGAGCAAGCCAGCCAATGACAGTGCGGGATGCAACCGCCCTCTATTATTCCGAGGTCGGGCAGCATCACGTCAACAGCGGGACTACGCTCGTGAACCTTGGCTGGGTAGAAAACCAGCTAGGGCGGCATAGGCTGCTGTCAGCCATCACTGATGCCGACATAGCCAAGGCTGTAGCAAAGAGGCGTGGGGAGGGTTTGGCGCCAGCGTCGGTCAACCGGACGGTGACAGAGGTCATACGCAAGGTGATGACCAGGGCTCGCAAGACATGGGGCGTAGATGTTCGCCAGATCGACTGGCGCAGCCACATGCTTCGGGAGCCGGAAGAACGTGTGCGGGAAATGCAGGACGATGAAGAGGCCGCGTTGTTCGCCGCCCTACGCCCTGACTATCACGCCATCGTTCGCTTTGCGCTGCTGTCGGGCTGTCGCATGCAAGAGTGCTTGGACCTGACCTGGCGCAGCGTAGATCTGAATAACCGCCAGATGCGGATCAAGGGTAAGGGTAGTAAAACACGCACCGTACCTATCAGCTCAGGGCTGCATGCGTTGCTGACCGCCGAGCGAGCTATCACAGACCGCATTCCCCAGCCTGACGAAGCAGTGTTTACCTACATCGTACAGCGAGCCGATCACGCGCCGCGTGGGTCGCGCCTGCCTATCGAGAAGGAAGGGCTCAAGATCACCTTCCGCCGCGCTGTGGCAAATGCAAAGGTCATCGACCTGCATTTCCATGACCTGCGTCATACATGCGCCACGAGGCTTTTGCGCGCCACTGGCAACCTGCGCTTGGTCAAAGACCTGTTAGGCCATGAAGACATGAAAACCACGCTGAAATATGCCCACGTAACCACGGACGATCTGCGCGCCGCGATGAACGCCACGGAAAATCACACAAGCACAATCAGCAGTGCTTCTACTTCGCTGAAGAGTAAGGGATAATCGGGTTGGGGCACTATTTCCCCCAGACAAATGCGCTACCAGGCTGCGCTACGCCCCGACTGGTCGGAGACATAGAGAAAGCAGAGTTTCGGCGCAACCCTGATTTTTGGCGCCCTGTCGACAAACGGCGTTTTTGATTGACCATAGGATCGCCTGACGACAGAGCCGGCGCGCTGCGATACCTCCTCTATGCTGCAGCGATGCTTCGCACCGGAAGAGGAGCAAAGTCCTGCAGCCTAGTGGTGCAAGCGGCGTAGAAGGCGCTGAGTGCGGGATCGACCTCGTTTGCCGACCCTAAGCACGACAGGATTTCGTCAGCGCCGGACCCTCCCTCCGTCAAGGCAGTTAGGAGAGCCCCGTGCAGTGCGGACAGCTTTGTGAATGCTGGCGTTGCAGCCACTTCTGCAGGGCCGACGAGCAGGTAGATCGGCTCCGGCGCGCTGACTCCTTTGAGAGGGACTTGGCCGGCTGGAAGGCAGGCGAGTTCGGGAACTGCGGCACGGGTTTCGGCGGTAATTAGGATATCATAGGCGACGATCTTGCAGGCGCTTTCCAGGCGGCTGGCGAGATTGACCGTTTCGCCAATGCAGGAATAGTCGAAGCGCTGCTCGAAGCCCATATTGCCGACGAGGGCTGGGCCGGTCGCAAGGCCGATACCGATGGAAATAGGCTCGGCCGTTGGTTGGCTGGCATTCAGTTGGCGCAGGGCCAGGCGCATGTCGAGCGCGGCTTGGCAGGCCATCAATGGATGTCGGGGCACGTCGGCCGGGGCGTTCCAGAACGCCATGACGGCATCGCCCATGAATTTGTCGATCGTGCCAAGGCGACCGACAATGGCGGAGCCAAGGGCGGCAAAGAGGCGGTTGAGGATGGTAACGAGTTCGGCCGGTTGGGTGCGCTCGCTCAGGGCTGTGAAATTGCGCACATCGGAGAACATGATGGTGACCTCACGCACATCTCCGCCCAGCTTGAGCAGGCTTTCATCGGCCTCGAGGCGCGTGAGCAAGGATGGCGCGATGTAATGCGCGAAGGCGCGGCGGATGCGGCGCTTGTCGGCGTTAGTGACGGCAAACTGGAAGAAAGCCATAGCCGCATAGGATACCAGGGCGGCGAATAGCGTGAAGCTTGGATCTAGCAGAACACCGTATTGGCTGAACGCAAACCAGCCTGCGGCAGTCGCTATCGAAGCGATCATGAGGGAAAACATAAGGCCGATGATCGGGCCGGTGATGAGGATCACCAGCACGATTGCCGCAGCGCTGAGAGCGATCAGCAGCAGTTCGAGGCCGCCAACCCAATCGGCACGATGCAGGAACGTGCCGGTGAGCATCTGTTCCAATGCCTGAAAGTGGATCGAAACGCCGGGAACTGCTTCGCCGAGTGGCGTAGCGCGGATGTCGAGCAGCCCGGTGGCCGAGGCGCCGACAAGGACGACATGGTCAGCGAGTTGCGGCGCCAGTTGCAGGTAATTTTCGGCGAGGAGGTCCTTGGCGGGGACATAGGCGTTGTCGGGCAGTGGTCGATAGTAGAGCCACATTTCGCCTGAAGGTCCGGTCGGAATCATCAAATCGCCTACACGGATACTCTCGACGGTACCGGCGCCGGCGCTGTCGCCGAGGACAACGAGGGTGGAGGCGCTTTGTGCGACGCGCAAGGCCTCGAGCGACAAGGTCGGCAATGGCGCCGTTCCGGTGGACCACAGCAAAGGCAAGCGCCGTGCGATGCCTGCCCCGGCCCGATCCAGGCTGGCAACGCCGAGGCCGGTCGCGGCACTGAGCAGAGTTGGAAGTGGCGCGGCCACACCGTCCAGTTTTGGCAGATGCGGCAAGGGATCGGCGCCGGTCATGGCAAAGCCGGCTTTGGGCGTGGGCGCCGGAGCGCCCAGAACAGCGCGGCTCAAGACAAGAATACTGGGCGCCCGTGCAAGCGCTTGGGCAAACAGTTCATCCGGGCTGCCTTGTTGCCCGCCTGGGGAGGCTATCCGGTCCGGCTCGGCAAAGAGCACGTCGAAGGCAACAGCTACGGCGCCGAGTTCAGTCAAGCGCGTGGTAATTCGTGCCATGATATCACGCGACCAAGGCCATTGCCCCAGTTCGGCGAGCGAAGCTTCGTCGATGTCGATGATACGCAGGGGCAGATCGGCAGGTGCTGGACGCGGCTGGACCTGCTGGAACACATCGAACGTGGTTTCCCGGGCGACAACGACCGGATAGGGGTCGGCTGCGCGCAAGGCGATCAGTCCGGCGATGAGGACGGCGCCGAACAGAACTGCTCCGAGCCGCCGCTTCCACAT